TCGGAACACCAAGACATCATCTGCGCCCTTGTCATCTTAGAGTCAAAACCGGATGCCGCCAGGAGGATGTCCACATCGACTTCTTTATCTGAGATAGGAGGCAAGGGAGCTACGTCCTCAACAACCTCTTCCTTAGATGGGAGGACTGTTTCCTTGACTTTCTCGACTACCTTCTGCGGCATCTCAACGACTTTCTCGATTTTGCCCTTCTTTGGCTTTTCAATGGTGGAGGCCATTTTCTTTGCCTGGACATCATCACTTCCGATGACCTTCCAAGAAGTTGCACCGTTCTCCATCATGGGGATGAACTTGTCGCGGATTAGATCCTGTGGAACATCATCCCTAATCATGCCTCGGGAGAACCCGAGGACGTGACTTCTGCTGAGTTTGATCTCGCAGTAGGGTCTCATCCCAACGTATTGAAGGCTAAGAGCCATGTCGGCTCACCTTCACCTGTATAGGATAGTCAGTCTGTAAGTATCTGTGCCTGTGCTTCCTGCCGTTGTGAACTGAACCTCTCCAGACACGATGGTCGGGATGGTTGGTTCCTCAAAGCCACCAGATAGATTCTGTATTCCAAGAATCGCTAGTGCCTCGGTTCCATCGACTCCGGTGATCGTGGTGTCGCTGAAGTTCAACTTGGTTAGGGTCGATGCTGAGATGCTTACTAGATCAACGACTAGGAGATGAACTGCTCCCTGGACGCTGTTGCTTCCCATTGGGCTTTGTAGCCAATCTGTATTATCTACTGCTCCCATCCATAGACGGGCATCCAATACTACGCTGCTTGTTCCTTGTGTGATATTTGCTGTTGCCATATTTTTTCACTTCCTTTTTTCTCCATCAATCTCCGAACACCTATGCGGCGATGTCCCTCACCTTTCCGTGTGCTCGGTAGAATAGTTGCCATAGGTCTCCCATTGTGTGGAACATACCCATCTGTCCTAGCCTGTTGATCCCGAATGGGTCGCCTGTCTCAATACCGGACTCGTGGTATAGGGTTGGCTTGGCTGTGCAGAAATACATATAGTCAGAGTCGATGAAATACATTCTCGACAGTTCGCCTGAGTCTGCGTGAACATCCTTAGATGGAATTAGTGGAACGCCGTTGTAGGTAGCGACCACGAAGCCCGCCTCCATGCCTGGAACACCCTTCACTCCATTCACGCCTGGGACTACTCTCTTCATCTCGGTGAATCTCTGCTGAGGTTGTAGTAGCTGCTGAACCTTCTCAAGAGTATCGTAGCCGGTTAGGATAACCTTTGGCTGTCCACCCTTCTCCCATACGCTTCTGAACATCCCGTCAATTATGTTCAGACTGAGGGCGCGAGGCAAAGCCGATGTGCTTCCTGCGTCCACGTTCGCGTCATACCATGACTGTGAGGAACCTGCGCTCCTCGTGATGTTGTATTGGTTGTGATCTGCTGCTAAGGTCACGAAGTCGGTTGCCGTCTCCACGAAGGAAGAGGACAAGCACCTGTCAAGGGACTCGAAGTCGTTCCCTGCGGCGTTGTCCACATCCTCTAGTAGCATGACGTTGATCTGCTCTGCGTGGTGCTTTGCCATCTCCATCTTCATTACTGCCCTTGCGTCTCCCAATCCGTCATCCTTGTCAGCGAGGAACATTGCTGTCTCGCTTAGGTCGAAGGTGTGAGCCACAGTCTTGGGCTTGGTGCTGACCTCTGCGAAGGTCGGCTTGGTGGTTTCTGGTAGAGTCCCGTTCTCAGGTAGTCCGCCGCCCTTTGCTGGATCGGGCTTGGCCGTGACGACCCTCCATCCTGACTTTTCCCAGGGCTTCTTCGGTAGTATGCTGAAGGCGTTGAACTCCTGGTTGAGCTGTGACCAGACCTTTCGGCCAAAGATGGCCTGGTAGGTTCCGGTTGTGCTGCTAACTAGGGGTGAGTCTGCCTTTAGCAAGTCGGTTCCAGAGTAGGCCCATGCGTTTGCTCCTGCACCCGCACCGTAGTATAGCCTCTCCATGTCTTCAATCGTTCGTATGTATCCTTTTGATCCACTCATGTCATTCACTTCCTATTATCTCCTAGTCACCCAAGACGATTACTCGCCTGTTAGTGCCCTCCTTGCTAGCTGCTCGGTGGCTCTCCAGGACTCAAGGTCATTGCCCATTGCGGCAAATTCCTCGTTCGAGGGAACTCGAATGTCGGTATGCGGTGAAGCCGTTGCTGACTTCTGGATCTCGGTGTTCTGAGTGTTGAGGCTGGCTATCTCGGCCTTGAGGGCAGTAATCTGCCCGCCGAAGTCGTTTGCCTTCTGAACCTCAAGCGCACGGGCGGTCTCTGATGCGTAGCGAGCCTCCCAATCCTGCTTTACGATGGACTTTAGCCCCTCTTCGTCACGAAGGGAAGCGTATGCCGCGTATCCTCTCTCAAGTCCGGCAGGAGTCACTTTTCCTGGAGGAGACTTGATGACGTTCTTGCCGCCTGATGGTGCGTTGTATGCCATGTTGGCAACGCCTGGCTGCTTGATGACATACTTGTTGCCACCAGGAGCCGATAGAGAGGGATAGGACACTTCTGTTGCGTCCTCTCCTGCGCCGATCTCGTCACCCATTCCTCGGTGAGAGTATCCGCCTGAGCCGTCCACTCCGACCATGTATGCCTTCTCAAGACCGAAGTGAGTCCTCAGTCCATTGAGATCGACACCCTGCTCGTGTGCGAACTTCTCAAGAGTGTCGATGTAGTGAAGGGCATCTTGAGTGGATTTCTCCATTACCTCTTCTTTTTCTTCCGACTTCTCCTCAGTCTTCTCTTCATTCTTGTCGATAGCCTTCAGTATTCCTGTCAAGCTATCCCTTATTTCTGTCAATGCTTCGTTGTCCGTCATTTTCTCCACTTCCGTGTCATCCATTTTGAGGATTGTATAACCGGCCTCGGGGTTGATGCCCTTTTTGCAAAGGGTTATTTCATGCAACTCAAGGTCGGTAATCTCTCTGTGGTTGCCATGCTCTGGTGTATGCTTGTTCACACGGAACAAAGCCTGGCCTCCTATTGAAAAGGCGCGAAGATCTCCATCTCGCACCTGCTTTTGCACTTCTCGTGCCTTCTGAATGTCGCTGCGTATCTTGCATACGACAAAGAGGCCGTGATCGTCCACCTCGGACTTCCACACGCGCCCCTGTGAATCTGAAAAGGAATCAACGACTTCTCCGACTTGGATGCCGCTGTGGGCTAACTGCACGTTTCTGTAAGCCTTGTTCTCCATGAATTTGCCGAATGCTTTCTTTAGGGCCGCAGTTGGGATTCTATCTCCTTGCTTGTCCACCATGTCCACACTTGCATATCCGGCAACGAACAGCTCGCTTCCCAAATCCTCTTTGATTAGGAAATCTGAGCCAAAAGCCGACCATCCCAATGAAGGTGAGAGCATCTGTGCGGTTGCCATTAGTCTATCGCACTTTTCTCAATGGTATATGAATAACAACATGACAGGGTTGTCAGCATTCACAGAGCATCATCATGACGAAGGGCGGGCAATACCTCGTTTTCTTCCTCGTCATGATCTTTATCTTTGCCTGGGAAGCGGATAACTGCCTTTCCTTCGTTGATGGTTAATGTAGCATCTCCATCTTCTGTGCTTACTACCATATTCATTGGTCTGAAAGAAGAGGTTGGATCAATCTCAACACCATCCTTCTTTGGATTCCCGAATGTCGTATTCTCCTCCTCTGTGATTTCAGTTGGCCCTGTTGGAGCCGTGATGTCTGCTTGCATACCAGACCACGCGCCACCATCCGAGGATGCTTGATTCATGCGAGGGAATGCGAATTTCTCGGCTATGTCATCGTCAATTGCCTCATTGACCGTCCATTTCTTGTCTTCTGTCTGCTCTAAGCCATACTCTCCGGCATACTTGTCAAGCAGACTTTGAGTCAGACCATCCACATGGGCAATCAAATGCTTACTTGTCAATGCAACCTCTTCTGATGTTATGGCCTTGCGAGCATGACGCATGATGTTCGATATGTTATCCTCGTCATCAAACTCTTCCTCTGTAATCACGGAAGGTGCTTTGTCTAATGATTTCCTGAACATGGGTCGCTTTCTGTATGATGGTATTGCTTGGTTTGGCATCCCAACATAGAGCGCAGCTACCGGACTCCACAATGGGAATTGGGATTTGGCTTGCTTGATTAGATAGTTCGGGCCTTCGTAATCATCGACATAAACTC